GGATCTTTGACAATGCTCGGGTCTATGGCAATGCTGAGGTCTTTGACAATGCTGAGGTCTTTGACAATGCTGAGGTCTTTGACAATGCTCGGATCTTTGACAATGCTCGGGTCTTTGACAATGCTCTGGTCTATGACGATGCTCAGGTCTTTGAAGATGCTTGGGTCTATGGAGATGCCCGGGTCTATGGCAATGCTGTGGTCTTTGGCAATGCTGTGGTCTTTGGCAATGCTGTGGTCTATGAGTAAAAAAATGGTTGACATCCCTTCAAAAATGATTATATTCGTATTGTAAGGAACAAAGGAACATACATCATGACAATGAAAAAAAATCGTCAAATCGTCCGAAAGCGTGTTGATGAGTTGATTGAAGAAGGTAAAGCAGACAAACGTGATGGGTATGCATATGCCGTCGGATATTTGGAATCTACCATCACTTTGATTTTGTCACGCCTGGAAGATGAAGAACCCGATCTTTATCAACATGTAATCAACCTGCACTTCCCTGAAAAGGAAAAACAATGATTGGTGACTTGATTGGCGCAATATGCGTGTTCGTAATTCCTGCTGCCTTCCTCTTCATTGGATATGGAGTCCAACCGTGATCAACATTGATATCTACACCTCGCCTCAAAAACTTGAATACCAAAAATCGTGTGAGCGTCTTCAAGAGCTCGACTACATTGAGCAGTATCGGAATTTGACCGAAGCAGAAAAGGCTGAGTTCACCGATCTGATTATTTTTACCAACGAAACCGAAAAGGTTTTGTTCTAATTTCACCATTACGGTGATAAATAGTGGTGAGTGCGGATGGTCCGGCTCACCATTTTTCTTGCTTAAATAAGGAGAAGCAATATGACAAATCTTAATACTCTGTTTCCACGTAGCGCGTTTCTTGGTTTCGATCGTCTGTTCGATGAGCTAGAATATGCGACTCGACATTCTTCCGATTCCTACCCTCCTCATGATGTCATCAAAGTTGATGATGAAAATTATCGTGTAGAAATGGCTGTCGCTGGTTTCAGTAAAGATGAAATCAAAGTTTCCGTCAAACAGCGTTCACTTCGCATTGAAGGAGACAAAGAAAAAGTCAATCAGGATAACACGTATATCCATCGTGGAATTTCTAAAAAGAACTTCCGCAAGGTGTTTCGTCTTTCAGAGTATGTTGAAGTCACTGGTGCTAGGTTCGAGAACGGTCTTCTTGTCGTTGATCTGAAAGTTGTTGTTCCCGAAACCGAGAGACCTCGTATTATTGAAATTCAATAGCAAACGAGGAAAACATGACTGCTATCACTCTAGAAGCTTCAAAGGGAAGCTCCGTCTTTAAATTTTTTCGACGTATTTTCAAAGCGATGATTGACGCACGACAGCGTCAAGTTAATCGTGAAATTGCTAACTATCTGTATCGCAATGAATTCCGTCGTGAAGATCGCGATTACATCCAAAGTATGATTGAAAGGGGACGGATTGATGAAATCTTGGAAAATTATCAAAGCCGCTAAAAGCTTCTGGGATAATATTCGGCCTTTGACCAACAAAGAGATCGAAGAAAGGTATCTTGCTGCTGCCACTGATTTGGTTGATCTTGAAAACAGAATCAAGAAAATTGACCGAGGACAGGCTCCATTTCAGTGTAGGTACAATTGAAATATTGAAGGGGCGTACGCGCCCCTTTTTTCTGTTTACATATCAATACCTTTAGTGTATAATGTTCTCCAATATATAAGGAGGTTGAATGTCAGTAAGTTTTTATACTTCTGTAACATGCTACGGCAATAATATCTTATATCGTGGATATAACCAAGCCGGGCATCGTGTACAAAAAAAAGTTTGGTTTGAGCCAACGTTATTTTTTCCAACGACAAAAAAAACTGAGTGGAAGGGACTCGACGGAGTTCCAGTTTCGCCGATTAAGTTCGAGTCAATGAAAGAGGCTCGAGAAAAATCTGACATGTTCAACAATGTTGATAATCACGACATTTACGGTATGCAAAACTACATCTTGTCGTATATCAACGAAAGATTTCCGGGTAAGATCAAATACGATGAGTCACGAATCAACATCAATGCTTTGGACATAGAAGTAGAATCTGATCAAGGGTTTCCTAAACCAGAAGTTGCTGCGCAGCCAATCATTTCGATCGCAGCACGAAATAACAAAGACAAGATCTGGCGTATTTGGGGTCTAGGCGACTATGATTCATCAAAATCATATATCTATGAACGTAGACCAGATGCAGAAGTTCGTTACATAAAGTGTGAAGACGAGATCGATCTACTCAATCGATTTCTTGAACGTTGGTCAGATGAAAACTACTGCCCAGATGTAATCACTGGTTGGTATATTCGTTTCTTTGATATTCCGTATCTCGTAAACCGTATTCGTAGAGTTCTTGGCGAAGAAAAGGTAAAACTTCTTTCTCCTTGGAAGCGTATTGGAGAACGTAACGTAAAGTTCAAAGGCGGTAAAGAGTCACAGGCTTTCGTTCTCGAAGGGATTGAAATTCTTGATTATCAGGATCTGTTCATAAAATTTGGTCATTCGTATGGCCCTCAAGAGTCCTATAAACTCGATCATATTGCTTATACAGTTCTCGGCGAACGTAAACTGTCATATGAAGAGTATGGCAACCTAAATAGACTGTATCAAGAAAATCATCAACTATTCATTGATTACAATTTGCGAGATATTGATCTGATCTTTCGTCTCGAAGATGGGGCCGGACTCCTTTCGCTCGTGTTTGCAATGGCTTATCGTGGTGGTGTGAATTACGGAGATACTTTGGGCACAACAAATATCTGGGATTCGATCATTCATCGTGAATTGTATGGACGTAAGATCGCCATTCCACCTCGAAAGAAAAAGCCGAAATTGCCGTATGAAGGTGGATACGTCAAACCGCCACATATTGGTAAACACGAATGGATTGTTTCGTTTGATGTCGGTTCGCTGTATCCAAACCTCATTGTTCAATATAACATGTCACCTGAAACTCTTCGAGACGAACCAGGCCATGGTTATGGAGTTGATTATTATCTAAACAGAAAAGAAAAGGTCAACTCTCAGTACGCCGTTGCGGCAAACGGATCAGTCTACACAAAAGAGTTTCAAGGTATCCTGCCAAAGATCATTGTTGACTATTATGCAGAACGTAAAGAAGTCAAAAAGAAAATGATCGAGGCGCAGCAAAGATACGCAAAAGATAAGAATCATGAAAACGAAATCGAAGTAAACCGTTTGAATAACACACAAACATCGATTAAGCTGCTTTTGAACTCACTGTATGGTGCCGCTGCAAACGAGTATTTTCGTTATTTTGATATGAAGATTGCTGAAGGTATTACTCTTTCTGGTCAACACGTTATTCGTGACTCAGAACGAGCAATCAACGAGTATCTTCAAGAAACATTCAAAGATAAAAAAGATCGAGTTTGTGGAATTGACACTGATTCGGTTTATCTCAATTTGAGTGACTTTATAAAGAAATTCAACCCAAAGGATCCGGTCAAATTTTTGGATCAAATATGCGAACAAAAACTTTCAAAGGTATTCGAAAAATCATTGTCAGCTCTCGCCGAAAGACAAAACGCATATGCTAATCGTATGGTACTTGAGCGAGAAGTAATTGCCGATAGAGGTATTTGGACCGCAAAAAAGAGATATATACTTGGCGTTCTCAACTCCGAAGGCGTTGCTTACGATAAACCAAAACTCAAGGTGATGGGAATTGAAGCAATCAAATCTTCAACGCCAGAGCCGTGTCGCAAAAAGTTTCATGAAATCTTCTATACACTGCTATATGGTGAAGAAGAAGACGCACAAAAATTTATCAAGAATTTTCGTAAAGAGTTTCGGAATATGCGTCCGGAAGAAATATCATTTCCTCGTGGTGTTACTTCGATCAATGAGTATATGGATAGCAAGACGCTATATAAAAAAGGAACACCAATCAATTCAAGAGCAGCAATCTTATACAATCACTATGTAAAAAAGCACAACCTTGAAAATCAATATGAGCTGATTGCGCCTGGATCTAAGATCAAATTTCTTTACCTCAAAAAACCAAATCTAATCAAAGAAAACGTAATTGGATTTCCAGAGTACTTACCAAAAGAATTAGGAGTTGACAAATACATAGATTTTGATTTACAATTTGAAAAGGCATTCCTTGAGCCTCTCAAAATCATCCTTGACTCTATTGGATGGACAACAGAACCACAAACAACACTTGAAGGATTTTTCGCATGAGCAAAGACTGGTCGGACGACATTTACAAAATGCATGAAAAATTTGGAGTCCACGAATGGGTTTCAAAACAACACGAAGACGGCAACAAAGAGCTTCTTCAAAAGTATCTTCAGTTTCGTTTGAATATGATTGATGAGGAACTTCTCGAAACACGTAAGGCTGTCAACACAGATGATTGGCCTGAAGTTGTTGACGGCCTAAT